CATATACAGATTTTAACATGTCTTGAAATGCTCTAAGCCAATCTAATTATGGCGCCTGTTGCTGTCGCAGCTGGAAACACAACTGTGAAGTCACCAGCAGTAGATGTTTTATCTCCGCCAAAATCTATTGCACAAACCGCTTTGTTGGAGTTGGTTGTGTTGTAGATTAAACAGCCTCGAGCAGTAACAGTTGCAGTACCAAAAGTAAGATCTGCAAAATCTACTATAGCAGTTGTTCCAGATGTGGTAGGCGTTACATTCGTTAGTGCACTGCCTCCAGATGTGTAATTAGTACCTGTAGCTTGCCCTGTAGTAACAAAAGCTGTCGTGCCAGCTCCTAAAGTCGCAGAACTGGTGTATAACGCTAATTTTAGCGAGTCAGCTCCGTTAGTAAGATTGTGTCCTTCTACAAGCAGCTCTTGTTTGAAACTTGTGCATATTGCCGATGTAATTGCCATTATAGTTCCCTCAATATTTTAGCCATGTCTTCATGGCCTTGTTCACTTAGTATATTCGAGTAAGTCGTATTTTGCGACTTAATCGCGCTCTTCATAGAATATAAGATTACAGTATAAACTTGATTTTGAAAAGCCAGAGCTTGTTGTTTGATATGATCTGGGGCATGTGCTGATATGCTTACAATTTTCTTGGTAGCTTGTGCTGCCCAAAATTCTGGATCGTGACCTTTGTTTTCCGTTGCATAAACCTCTACATTACCTAATACGAAATCACCTTTTGAAGTCATAGCTATCCTTTATATGGTTCTGGTGGAACCACGTCCTCATTTATTTTTAAGCCATATTCCTCTAATTGATCGTTAATTTCGTGAAAGGCACCTATTATAAATTTACCCTCGTGAGGCACCGCGACTAAAGGCTTGTCCAACCTGTGAAAACCATATAACTTTTCTGTTGCTGGTACATTTGAATCTAACACTGTAGATTTGCCACTTATACCTACGATAATATCAGCGCTCATACACTTACTAATCCAAAACTCTACACACGCTCTACCAGCTTCTGCAAAGTGCATATTTTCCCTATAAGAAAAATCTATACCAAATAGATCTATTCTGCCAACTTTGTTATATAAAGCATAGGCAATAGCATAGGCTACTGTGTTGTTAAGATAAGCACATTGAGTAGCGTTACATACATCCTCTACTGGATATAGAACAGGATTTTTTATTCTAGGATCTAATTCACAAGTATAAATAGGCACGTCGCTTGTGGACATGAGTTTTGCCATAGCGTTTGTTTGTTTTCCAGCATCGTCTGAATCAAAAAAACGACTAGCTGGATCTAATGCAAATATTCTGTCAGCTGGATATACTAAGCCAGCTGAGTTGATGCACCAAATCTCGTCCCACTCTCTTGAGTTCTCAAGACCTATAGCAAAATCAACCTGTGACACACCTAGGCCAATTAATGCTACTGTTTTTCCTTCTAAATGTTCTAGTACCATTAAGTCACGCTTGAGCGGACTGAATCGTATCTATACTCGTCGCGTGTGCCACGACCTTCTGATATATTTTTCATACGAGCTATCGCCTCTTTAAATCGACCTTCAAATAGGGCGACGACTTCTGGAGGTTCTTTGAGGAAGACTGCACCTTCCACTAAAGCTCCGTACAACAACGCATCTGGGTAATCCGAAGATAATGTTGTTGTACCACTGTCACTACCACTGGTTAAAGATCCTGGTTTATTTAAGTAATGTAATTCAACTGTATAGTTTGAATCGGGAATCGGTGAGACTTCAAAAGATGTTTCATCAAATAAAGAGTAATATTTTGGAGTGCTCTGTGTAGTTCCAGAAGAAAACTCTTTTATAAATGAAGGATGTTTGAAATCCAAATAATCGTAAGTGCTAGAGCTTATAATAGCCAAGCTCATAGGTGCATAAAAATCTGTTGGTGTAGCTAAAAACCTATTGCCAGAGGTTAAGTTACCTTGGACGTTTTTTCTTTGATCTGGCAACTGTACCAGTGAAAATATGCGATCTTCTGATTCTTGAATAAATCTTGGTAGTTGCGTTGTAAAGGTAGTCTCTGATACTTGGAGATAATCTTGTACGGCTGTTTTTAATGTAGCGAGTGTAAAGCTCATATCGTTATTGTAACCTCACCTAATCCAACTGTAACCTCAAATGTACTTAGCACCGCACCTAGCTTACCATCACCAACATTCGTATAAACCAAGAAAGCAGAATTATCATCTACTACATCTGGTCTAGCATTTCTTATTGCCTGTGGATCCTGGGTATTTGGTTTAGGCATTAACTGTGGGTGTTTAGCATCCCATTGATCGGGTCCAACTAATAAACCATCCCAAGTCATACGCATATCTTTTAGTTTGTATCTAAAACCTGTTATGTCGCAGATCCCGTAGGAGTATTTACCTGATGCAAATGCCATTATGCGTTGTTATAACTCCTAAGATTTGGTTGTATTCTGTATGAAGCTCTGTCCTCGTCTTGTGATAAGGCTCGTTGAAACTCGTCTTCATATATTGCTTTTAAAGTATTTGTTCTTTCTGGAGCTCTTTTCATGGATATGTAATAAGCAAGTCCAGCTGCCAGACAAGGATAAAATCTAAAAGGTAAATCAAGGGTGTTAGCGCCCGCATCTGCATCGTCCATCCTTGTAAGAACATTCATGTGCACTGTATAAGTGCTTGATTTATCAGGCGTAGGCCAAACAGATATTGTTGGTGTGAGTTGTTTGTTGATAAAAAATTGATTGGGTTTGCCAGTAGTTGACTTAGTAGTGATGTGTGCATATTCAGCTCTACTTAACCTAGTCATAGGTATATCTGTAGTTTCGTTACTTACTGTTTCTCTAATAAACACATCTAAGACATCTATTGGAGCTGTCCCATTGGTACTATCAACATTATAGGTTTTAGTATCTTTGACCATAGCGACTGTTTTTTCGGTTATAGTCCATTGATTCAATCCTCTGTTTGCCCACTCCGCTAACATTAGATTCAGACTTCTATTAGCAGACTTTAGATCATAGCCTGTACGCATTTCTAAGCCACAACGCTCAAATGCTTCTTCTACATAATCTGCGACGTCTAGTTCAAAATTTTTACTGCCTGATGTTGCCATTAATCTTCTTCTACTCCATCACTATATAAATTATTGAAAGTTATATTCGGATCCATATAACTCTCATGTCCTTCTGCTGAATGTACCCATTGGCTAGGAGAAAAGTCCGGGGCACCTTCTCCAACTCGCCATAAAGCTGGATTTGTTGCCCTAACTCTATTGTTAGGTAGAGCCACAAAATTACCAGTATATTCACCAGCGTCAGTTAAATATAACACATGTGATTGCTTATGTTGAGCCGGATCATCCGCAATACTATTTTCAGTGTAATCAACAGTAAACATATACTTGCCAGTATAGAAGTCTCCGCCTATTTTGCATATCCAAGGAGAACTGCTAACTCGGTCTAAAACCACAACAGAATGATCGTGACTTAGACAATCCCAAGGTTGAGCCAGATGATCTTCCATAGGTGTCGGCCACTTATCAAGAGGTATATCTGCGACTAAAGCCTGTATAGGCATCCTTGCCCACATAGCTCCGCCATGTACGTTTTCGTCTGGATAATCTTCAAAGTCCGTTTCGCAACCAGTAAATACTACTTGGAAAGAAACAGATCTATCTGGAATGGTGTTTACAGCAAACGCCAAAGCGTGGAGATACTCGCCATGGTATTCTTGATGATTTGCAGTAAATTCTTTTCGCACCCAACATTTAAACTGTGGGATGTTTGAAATTAAATACGCCACTTTATTTAACTCCTAATAAATTAGTTATTTTCCGTACAAGCCTCCGCCCTTCGCTTTGTACTTTGTACCCTTCATGCCTCCGCCTTTAGCCATGCCTTTAGTGCGCTTCATAGCTCCACCTCTTGCCATGCCTTTAGTACCTTTCATGGCTCCGCCTTTAGCCATACCTTTAGTGCCTTTCAACATAGGTGTAGATCCAGCCATTCTTGTACCTTGTCCCATCAAAGCAGACATAACAGATCCAGGCATTTTGCCCATGCCAGGGTTAGCTTTCATTTCTGCTCTAGCAGCACCACCCATAGACATGTACTTGGTGCCTTTCATTCCGCCACCTTTCGCCATACCTTTGGTTCCTTTCATACCGCCGCCTTTGGCCATATATTTTCTTCCTTTCATGTTTATCTCCTTCCGTATAAACCCATATTAGGTTTTGATATTATCATACCACCTCTCGCTGCAAAAGTTTTCACATTAGTTGGTTTACCACCAACACCTTGTTTTTTTGCTCTTTTGCGAGACACCGCTGATTTTATTTGTGATTTGGTCATGCGTCTAGCTTTAGCGGCTGGTACGCATTTTGGGTATTTTCTTTTTCTATCGGCTTTAAGTTTGGTTCTGCCACATTTAGCAAAGCCGCCACCTTTTTTTGGCGCACCTATGTCTACCCAATCTTGTTCAAACCACTTTTTAAGACTCATTTTTTTCTAGCTTTTCTTATCTGTTCTTTGCCTTTCTTAAATATATCTGCAACGCCTTTTTTGCCCATAACCTTAGCTCTTTGTTCGCCCACAGTTAAAATCTGTATTTTTCTAGCAAAAGGTTTTTTTATTCTTTTGACCTTATTTACTGTAGCCGTGGCATCCGCCATGGTTTTAAACTTTATACTTACAGTATCTTTAGGATTTTCGTCAGTGTAAAGCCTTCTGCCAGATCCTTTTGGCTTTTTACCTGTCCCTACCTTTGGATCTTTTTTTTTCATTAAGCTCTAGGCACTCTAGTTTTTTTACGCTTGCTATCCATCATTGCTCCACAACCTCTGCCCTGGACCATCATCACAGCACCGCCTTCACGCATGAAACCCATTTTGTTTCTTACCTTTTTAGGTAATTTAGGTAAACCTTTATTGGCAGCTGGTATAGGCTTCAAACCAGTCATTTCACCGCCTTCTGCTTTTTTTGCGCCTTTATATTTACCGCCCATTCTTTTGTACTCTTGAACCATGTAAGCATTAGCATACGCAGATGGGTAAACATCAAACTTAGCTTTCGCTTTTGCCTTGGCTCTTGAATATATAGAAGGGTTAGCTACATTAGATGGTGTTTTAGATTTAGCACCACCACCTTTTTTCATCTTGATTGATTCAAGTGTTTTAGCTTGGCCAGCATGTGTTTTACTTGCCTTTTTAAGCTCTCTAACAACTTTATTAATTTTTCTTTTTGCCATAATTATTTACCAATTTTTACACGACCAGTACGAAGCTGCAAATACATCTTTTTTCTTTTGCACTGCGTCACAGTTGTGTCTTGCTCTGAAACTTTTTCTACGTTTGGGTTGAGCCTTTTTTATTTTAAGGTTCGGATCTCCATAACGCACTATTTTTATTTGATCGCCTTTTTTAGCTAAAACAGCAAACTTTTTGTTTTTTCCTGGTGTCCTTTTTTGTTTGTTATAACCAGAAAACGTCTCCCCGCGGTAGGATAACCTACCGCTAGGAGATCTAGTGACGTCTTTGGTCGTCGCCATCTAGTAGTTTTTAGTCAATACCAATATTATGGAGTAAGCGTCTCCGTTACTATGACCTACTGTTGTAAAGTCAATATCACCGGTTACACCTGATCCCGCATTGTTAGGAATACCTGTGAATAAATCGTAATATTCATCCCCGGTGCTATCAGCGGGTAAAGGTATTGCCAAAACATTTGTGGAGGCGTCGAACTCGAGATCTACGCCCATACCACGACATGCCCAATATATTCTTGAAATCGAAACCGAAGTACAAGCAGAACCCGCACTGTTACTAGCTAACGCTGATACGTCAACTTTTTTAACAGAGGCTTCGCCTGTGCCGTCGCTCTCATTTGTAAATTTCAAGATTGCGAGTTTTTCTCCATCTTGTATGGTTTGACTGGTTACTGTATCAGCCATGTTTTACTCCTTACAGTTCAGTGTTTGCTGTACGTTCTTTGCTTGCGCCAATGTAATCGACAGTCAAAGTTTTTGCAGCAGCAGCACCATTTTGTATGCCAAACGAGAGTGCTAATTCTTCGTCGTCTGGAGCGTTAGTGCTAACAACTGTGCCAGCTAGAACATTGTTTTGGAAGACATGAAACTTCTGATCTTTAGGATCGTAAACGAAACCAAGTGTCATAAAAGTATCGTCGGCCAATGAATTAGGCAAAGTCAAAGTTGATTGTGTGCTGTTTTTTTCAACAATAAAGCTGATTGTGGCAGCTCCATCTGCTTTCAAAAAGAAGATCCCATCTGTTACATCTAATGGTGATGTATCAGTCAGTTGTAAACCAGCAACAATGTCAGTCTGTGTTGCATCGTTGGTCTTAAACCTCATGTGAAATGCTAACTGTTTGCCAGCCTCGTACTTATAACCTTCTTTAACAAGTTGGAAAAAGTCATGGTCGTTATCTCCAGCTGCGTTGGTTACTAATAGTAAACCACCATCGCCGTCAGCTAATGCCTCAGTTGCAGATCCAGT